GGGTCAGCGTCGAGTCGGAGTCGGGGACGGCGGAGCGCGTCCTCGTGGTCGACGGTCGCGGCGCCGGCGACCCCTCGCCCGGCGGTGCCGCGCGCCTCCTGTCGTTCGAGTACACCGACAGTGAGAGGCAGGCGGACAAGCTCAAGCTCACCGTCGACAACTTCAACCTGGAGCACTTCGACGATCCCATCTGGAAGAAGGGGACGGCGATCACCGCGCGCTGGGGCTACCCCGGTCGGATGGCGCCGGAGCGGCGGCTGATCATCACGAAGGTGACTGGGGCGCTCGCGCTCGACATCGAGGCGCGCGCGGAGTCGGTGCTGCTGAACCGAGTCACGCGGTGCCGCGTGTTCGACGGCATGCGCCGCTCCGACGTCGTGCGGCGGATCGCACGCGAGGCGGGGTATGGCGACGACGCGCAAGACGTGGAGGACACGCAGGTCGTACTCGCGCACATCACGCAGGCGCGGCAGACGGACGCGCAGTTCCTGATGCGCATGGCGCGCGAGGAGGGGTTCGAGTTCTACGTCGACTTCGACGGCTTCCACTTCCACTCGCGGCGGACGGGGCAGCGGCCGGTGCGCCGGTTCCGCTGGTACACCGATCCGGTCATGGGCGAGATGATCTCCTTCAACGTGGAGAACGACATCACCGCCCGGCCGGGGCGCGTGCGCGTCGTGGCGCGCGATGCGGAGGAGGGTGAGGACGTTGACGCCACGGCGGACACGTCCGCCTCCGACTCGGTCGGCCGGGCGCGTGAGGCGCTCGCTGAGATCATAGAGATCATCGACCCGGAGACGCGGGCGTCGCGCGTTGAGGAGCGCGTGGCGCAGGAGGAGACGCAGCCGACCGCGTCACCCGACGCGGCGGAGGCGGCGCGGGTCGCGGCGGGGCGGCAGCGGAGGCACCAGCAGGTCGCCGTCAAGCTGGCCTTCGACGCCATCGGCGACCCGCTCATGCTCGCGAAGACGGTGATCCAGATGGAGGGGCTCGGGCGCCGCCTGTCGGTCCGCTACTACGTGAAGGAGGTAGTGCACAAGGTGGGCGGCGGCTACACCATGAGCATCAAGTGTGTCTCCGACGGACACGGCGGCCACTCGACCACGTCGCGCGCCGCGCCGGGCGTCGAGCTGCTCGACCCGGGGCCGGCGCAGCGTGCGCGCCTGAACACCGGCGAGGCGCCGGAGGGGGCGACGGGCGAGCATGCGGACGGTGACGGACCTCCGCCGCTCACGCAGCGTGACGTGGTAGACCCGGAGTCGCGGAGGACGCGCACCGCGTACTTCGACGAGCAGGGGCGGGAGGTTCGGTCGCGCGTTAGGAGCGATGTGATCACCCCGCTGGAGGGCCTCTGATGGCTGGCGAGCACGACGAGCACGATCCGCGCTTCACCGCCGTCTACCGCGGCGTCGTCATGGCGAACGACGACCCGAAGAAGATCGGGCGCGTGCGGTTCCGCGTGCCGGGCCTCATCGACCCGCAGTCGGCGTGGGCGCACCCGTTCACCATCGGGGGCGGGAGCGCGGCGCGCGGGATCTACTTCGTGCCCGACGTGGGCTCGGAGGTCGCGTGCTTCTTCCACCAGGGCGACGTCGACCACCCGCACTACATCGCCGGCGTCTGGAACGCGCCCGGCGGCTCGTCGTCACTCAACAGTCGGATCACGAGCAAGTCGCCGGACCAGGCGCCGAAGGTGAAGGTGATCGAGACCGAGCGGTGGCTGATCGTGATGGACGACTCGATCGACACGCCCGGCTTCCTGATCACCGACAAGCTCAGCGCGGGCCTGGACGCGATCGAGTTCAACGGGCTCACCCGCGCCCTGTCGGTGAAGGCCACGGCGAGCATCACGATCCAGAGCATCGGCCAGATCCAGATCCAGGGCCTCAACGTGACGATCAACGGCCGCCCGGTGCTCCCGGCGGGTGGGCCGATCTAGGAGGCGGCGATGGCGATCGAGTGTCCCGAGGTAGTGGTCAGGAGTCAGGACCTGTGCGTGACGTTCCCGGGCGGCGCGCGCCTATGCGCACAGGTGCCGACGTCCGGGGGGCCGACGCCGCTGGAGCTGAGCAAGCAGATGATGGCGCAGTGCTCCGCCGTCCTCGCGCCGCTCACCCCCATCTTCGACATCATCGGCGCGGTGCTGTCGATCAAGGACTTCGCCGAGGCGGTGCCGGGCCTCGTGACGAACCCGGGCGCCGTGGTCGACGCGGTCGCGAACCTGATCCAGAAGGTGGCGAAGCTCGCCTCCCTCATCCCGCAGCTCTCGGTGCCGCTCATGATCCTCGGCCTGATCGATGTGATCATCGCCTACCTGTCGGGCGTGTCGGAGGCGCTGCAGGGCCTCGCGCAGCAGGCGGCGGCCATCGCGGACGCGGCGGCCATCGCGGAGGAGCAGAACCTCGATGAGCTGCGCGACGCGGTCGCGTGCGCGGACGAGCAGCTAGCCGCGCAGCTCGCGAACCTGAAGGCGGGCTCGGGTCCGGTCGACGACCTGATCGCGGTGATAAACACCTTCATAGGTCTCGTGCCCGGCCTCCCTGAGATCCCCACCCTCGGCGACATCGGGGAGGACGTTGAGGTGGCGGCGGCGACCGTCGCCGACCTCGTCGATGTCCTCGCGACCGTCCGGGCCGCCATCCCCGTCTGACCCCCGGGCCGCCGCGCACCCGCCGCCGTGTCGGCCGCGACCGGGGAACCCCGGCCGGTCGGGCGGACGCCCGGCCCCTGGCGACACAGGGCCACTGAGGGGCCGCGCCGACGCGCCCCGCCCGTGCCCCTGGGCGGCCCTGTGCCGCCCGCCACGCCCCGCGGGCGTCGATGGCCGGGCACCGGGGGCGCAGGGCCGTGGCGGGCGCGTGGCGCGGCGCGGCGGGTGCCCCCACTGGTCGGGTGCCGACGGGCGCGGTAGGCTCCTCGGACGCACGGCAAGGGGAGGCCTCGCGGGCGGAGGCACGATGGCGAGCGATGTCAGGTGGTGGGCTGGTTCCGGGGGCGGGTCGGCGGGGTCGGCGTGGCACGCCGGGTACCTCAGGCGCCGCGCGGAGGCGGGCGTGCAGTACGCGGGCGCGGCCGGCGTGTCGGCCGGTGCCTTCGCGGCGGCGGCGGTCGCCATGTTCCACGACCTCACCGACGCCGCGGCGATGTTCCACACCCTCGCGCTGGGCGTGAGGACGTCGGACCTCCTCCGGCGCCACTTCCCGCTCGGGAGGGTGCACGCACTCTGGGACTCCGCGGCGATGAACTCCGACCCGACGATCGAGCTGCTGAAGAGGCACCTCGACGCGCGCGCGGTCGCGGCGTCGGGGAAGCAACTGCGCATCGGCATCTCCGCACTGACGCAGCCGCCGGGTGAGGCGGCGGACGTGGAGGAGGGGGCGCCGGGCGCCGTCGCCTACTTCACCGTCGACGAGACCTACGTGCCGCTGTGGGAGGCGGTCTATGCCTCGTCCGCGAACCCGGGCATCTTCCGCCCGCGCCTCGTCCGCGGCCGGTGGTGCGTCGACGGCGGGATCCAGGTCGTCACGCCGCTACGCGCCGCCATCGATGCGGGAGCGACGCACGTCGACCTGTCGATCGCGAACACGCCGCACCCGCGCCCGATGGTGCGGGAGGCGACGCAGGAGCTGTCGACCGTCGACGTCCTCCTCCGCTCGCTGGAGCTGGCGATCCACCGCCTCACCTGGGTCGACCTGCGCTACACGCAGCGGATCAACTCGCTCGTCGAGGCGGGGCACGCGGACGCGGAGGGTATGAGGTACATCCACCTGAACGTCTCGCACCCCGACTCCCCGCTCAACGACGACCCGATGGCCTTCGTGCCTGAGGAGGCGACGGCCATCGCGCTCCGCGGCTACGGCGCGGCACTCGCCCTTGAGGCGGACGCCGAGTAGAATCGCGCCGTGGCCTACACTCTCTCACCGAACCAGGCGCCGGCGACGTACGGCGAGGCCCTGTGGATGCTGAAGGAGGCGCTCGTCGCCTCCTTCGACTGGGTCGTCTTCGGCTCCGGCGATGGCGTCGGCGGCGTGAACCTCGGCGGCGACGTCCTCGACGCCGGCGGTCCCTACGCCGGGTCCCTCGATAACACCGGCGCCTGGTACCGGATCCGCTGCACGAACAGCACGCCCGGTCGCGAGTTCCTCGTCCACAACGACAGCGCGACGAACGGGCGGGTCACGATCCTGTACTCGTCCGACGACATCGGCTTCACTGGCGGCGCGCCCACCACCTCGGTTCGGCCGACCGCGGCGGACGAGCAGGTCATCGCGGCGAACACCGCCAACTTCTTCCTGAACGGCGGCGACGGCACCGTCTACGTGGACGTCCTCGTAGGCAGCACCGCGGAGAACTTCTCCTGGTTCTTCGGCGCGCGGTCGAGGTCCACCTTCGAGGCGGGCTACAGCACCGTCCTGTTCCTCGACGTGGTGCAGGACGGGTCGTCCCTCGACCCGGATCCGGCGGTCGTCGGGTGCGTGTTCGACTCGGACAGTGGCGCGGTGTTCGCCAACATCTCCTCGAACCCGATCGACATCGGCTACGTGACCTCGACCACGAACATAGGGAGCTGTCGCGGGTGGTACGATAAGGGCGTTACTGACCTATGGGTGAACTACCCGATCACGATGATCAGCGGGGAGGCGGGGGGCGGCCATCAGTTCCGCGCCCTGGTGGGCTCGGGCGCCGGCGTGAACCTCGCCGGCGAGGTGGAGGAGAACCCGGTGTGGTACTGGCGCGGGACGGGCGCGACTCAGGTCGGGAAGAAGGGGCGGTCGACCCTGTTCCTCACAAGCCACTCCTCGATCGGCTTCATGCGACCGGAGGGCGGGTCGACGCCCTTCGCTCGCATGTCGCTGGGCCTCGTGTCGATCCCCTGGGACGGCCTGACCCGGCCGGTGGTGTAGACGATGGCCTTTGCCTTTACAGTGAACAGTGTCCAGGCGAGCGTGAACGCCGGCATCCTCCAGCTCAAGACGCTGCTGAAGGCGGCCGGGTGGACGGTGCCGCAGTCGGGCGACGGCCTCGCGGCGGGGCCGTCGGGCGACGTACTCACGACCTCCACCTACGGCGGCGCGCTCGCGAACGGTCTCGGGACGCTCGCGTCCTGGTTCCGCATCGTCGCGCCGAACGGTCGGGAGTTCATCTTCCAGCAGACGAACCCCTCCCACAACGACGACTGGATCGTCCGCTACGCCTACGCCGGCGGCTTCGTGAACAGCGGCGACGGCGCGCCGAGTCCGACCGTTGCGCCGACCGGCTCCGAGGAGGTGATCATCCTCGGGACGAACCGAACTGGCACGAACAACGGGGAGGAGTTCACGGGGACGGCGGCGGGCGCGCAGGTGTGGGACTACTGCATCGGTGGCGCGGCGGAGGGCTACGCGTTCTACGCGGCCTGTCGTCCATCGCCCGGCGGCAACTACTGCGGCGGCATCATGCTCGACGTCCTGACGAACACGGAGGCCGGCGACGGCGATCCCGCCGTCGTGTGGTGCTGGGGCAACGAGGTCTCGACCGTGCAGACGCTGTGGCACTCGGCCCGCGTTCGTGAGGCGCGGTGGGCGTCGTCAGCAAAGTTCCCCGACCACGTGGCGATCACCGGCGCCTCCTTCCCGATGGCGTTCCAGCGGACGCCGGCGACGGAGCGAGTCATGTGGAGCGTGATGATCGGAGACCTCGCACTGGCGTCGAGCGGGGTCGAGATCCTGAACGCCTCCAGCTTCAACATCTACGACGGCGACTTTGACGTCATCGCTGGCGTGGACTGGTTCCACTGCGCCGACGACGCGACCTACCAGGCGCCGCCGACGGGGAAGAACCCCGGCTCCGCCCGCGGCGCGTACAAGGGTCGCTCGCGACTCCTCGCTGCCGTGTCCGGCACGGGCCTCAACGCGATGGACACCGACACCGGACTCACGAAGGTCTATCAGCCCGGACTCTTCGGCGCGCTGTGGCTCATCTGGGACGGGGCCACTACCCCGATACTGTGATGGCTGCGCAGGCGACGAACGAGAATCAGAGTGCCGTGCCCTCCGGGTTCGCGCTCCCCGGTCCGCCGATGAAGACGACGGGCGGCGGCCAGGGCTCGGTCACCGGCTTCTCGCTGTACTGCGAGCCGCCCGCGGGCGGCGCCGATGTGGTCCGACCCGTGATCCAGAACTTCACTCCGACGCCCGGCACCCTGATCGCGGCCGCCGCCCCCGTCGACTTCGACATCACCGACAACTCCGGCACCTTCGCGCGGAACATGATCGCGGTCGCCTTCTCGGACGGCACGCAGGAGCTGGCCTACGACGGCGTCGCGTTCACCGCACGCTACCTGTCCGGCTCGTCGGTCACGCCGACGACGATCGGGAACGACTCCGGCTTCCACTACACGCTGCGCCGTACCGGCGGCTGGATCGGCACCACGATCACCGTGCGCGCCTTCGCCGTCGACGCGAGCGGGAACACCGAGTAGGAGAACGAGCATGGCAAAGGTCTCAACCGTCAACCTCTCCCCCGCCACCGGCGCGATCGCCATGTTCAACCTGCTCGTCTTCTTGCGCGATCAGATGGGGTTCTCCATCACGCAGACGAGCGACGGGACCACGCCCGGCACGAACACGATCACGAGCGGCGCGGCGGTCGCCGGCGGGCTCGGAAACAACGACGCCTACTTCACTGCCGTCGACCCGGGCGGCGAGTACTCGGTGTGCATCCAGCGGGCGACGACGAACATCAACTGGGAGATAGCCGTCTCCGCCCTCGACGGCTTCACCGGCGGCGGCGCGACCACCCGCCCGACCGCGACGGACGAGCAGTCGATCCATAACACCACCTTCTTCCTGACGGACGGCACCTACCGTCAGCACCTGACCGGCGACACCACGCCGATCGGTGCGACGGTCGGCGTCTACCCGTGGCGGTGCTGGACGAACACGAACGGCTCCGGGAACCCCTACTCCATACTCGCGCACGAGCCGCTCGCGGTCGGCTCCTACCCCGAGCTTGTCGGCACGCGTGCCGTGCCGACGACGGGGGAGCCGGACCCGTCACTGTGGATCATCGGGGCGAGCGGTAACATCCCCAGCAACCCCTTCGCGCTCACCATCACAGTGGGCGCGTGGCAGGGCGGAACGACCGCGGTCCGCTCCTGGTTCTGCATGAACGGAACGAACGGGCAGTCGGAGTCGTTCGTCTCCTTCCAGGGCGCGATGTATGACCACTCGCCGGCCAACTCCGATCACTCCTATCCTCAGTACGACGCGTCGAGCGGCGTGGGGACGGACCCGCGCGACGGGGCAGATTCCGGCGTCCCGATCCTCCTCGCGCGCGTCACGCGACTCGCGACGCAGGTAGGCCCCAAGGGGTTCACTGCGACGATCAGGCTGCAGGGCATCGACCGCGACTACCCCGACTCGATCGATGTCGGAGGTGAGCGGTTCGTGTACTGCAACGACCTCCTGATCCCGTTCGAGAACGGGACGACGCCGCTCACCTGACATGGCCAACTTCGCCGGATCGCTGTTTGTCACCTCCCCCGTCTCGGGGGCGGCCGTCGTGAGCCCGGCGCGCCTCGCGGCGCTCACCGTGATCCGCGGCTACACCGCGACGCCCGCCGGCCCCGCGCCCGACACGGTGGCGCCGGTGGTGCAGAACTTCGCGCCCACCCCCGGCACCCTGATCGCCTCGACCGCCCCGATCGACTTCGACATCACGGACGACAGCGGCCTGTTCGCGCGCAACCTGATCGCCGTCGCCTTCTCGGACGGCACGCAAGAGCTGGTCTACGACGGCGCCTCGTTCACCGCCCGCTACCTCGCCGGCTCCACCGTCCTGCCTACGACGGTCGGCCCCGACTCGGGCTTCCGCTTCACGGTCCGGCGGACGGGTGGCTGGATCGGGACTACGATCACCGTGCGGGCGTTCGCGGTCGACCGCGGAGGGAACATCGAGGCATGAGCACCGACGCCGACTACCCCGTCAGCCCAGGCGGCTCCTCCCCCGAGGTGGCGCCCGGCTCGCCCGGCACGGCCGGCGCGTCCGCCACCTACCTCCTCACCGCGCAGGCGGAGGCCGCGGCGGCGCGCGCCGCGCGCTCGACCATCGGCGACTTCCTCGGGTTCGGGGTCATCCGCCCCTTCGTCCGCGACCGCAAGCTCGACTGGGCCGCGGATGGCGGGGTGCGACTCGTGAGGGCGGCGCTCGGCCAGATACTCGGCACGCGCGCGGCGTCGGACTTCACCGAGGGCGAGCTGCCCTGGCGTGACGAGTTTGGCTCGCTCCTCCACCTCCTCCGGCACCGCGCGAACGACGAGACGACGCGGGAGCTGGCGCGCGTCTACGTCGCCGGCGCGATCACGAGGTGGGAGCCGCGCGCGAGGGTGACCGGAGTCACGCTCCGCTCCGAGACCCTGCCGGGCGAGGGGCCGGTCATCATGGCGATCCGAGTCCAGTTCGACCTCATCCGGCGCAACGTACCTGGGAACCAGGTGCTGCTGCCGGGCCTGGAGGTCGAGGTGGGCCTGGCGTAGACTCGGCGCGTGGCACTGCTACCCGAGAGCGTCGACTACACGGACAAGGACTTCGACTCGCTCCGCGCGCGTCTGATCAACCTCGTCCGGTCCGCGTTCCCCGACTGGACTGACTTCAACGTCTCCAACTTCGGGAACATCCTGCTGGAGCTGTTCGCCTTCACCGGCGACATCCTCCTCTTCTACCAGGACAACCAGGCGCGCGAGTCGCGGATCACGACCGCGCAGCTACGCAAGAGCCTGATCGGTCTCTCGAAGCTCCTCGGCTTCCGCCCCGCCGGCGCGACGGCCTCCACCGTCGACATCACCGTCTCCCTCGCCGCGCCACCGATCGGCGCCGTCGCGTTCACCGCCGGCGACACGTTCCGCACGAGGGAGATCACCGACCCGATCGTCTTCCAGGTGCTCACCGGCGGGACCATCCCCGCGGGCATGAGTCCGGCGTCCATCGTCCTCACGGTGGAGAACTCGCTCAACAGCACTGAGCTGTTCACGTCGCCCGGGCTGGCGAACCAGGAGTACCGACTGAGCGACACCCCGTACCTCGACGACTCCGCGGTGATCGTCGCGGCCGACGGCACCTACACTGAGGTGGAGAACTTCCTCTCCTCCACGTCGGCCGACCGCCACTTCACTACCGTAGTGGATGAGAACGACCGGGTGACGATCCGCTTCGGGAACGGGCTCAGTGGGGCGATCCCGCAGGGCGTGATCACCTTCGACTACAAGACGGGCGGCGGGAGCGCGGGGAACGTCGAGCCGAACTCGATCGCACGCGCCGACGTCTCCTACGCCGACACGTTCGGCAATCCGCAGTCGGTCACCGTCGCGAACGCCCTCAAGGCGTCCGGCGGGAGCCCGCGGCAGTCGGTGGAGGGCATCCGCGCGGCGGCGCCGGAGTCGATCCGCGCCATCAATCGGACGGTCGCGCGCGAGGACTTCGAGATCAACGCGAAGAAGGTAGCGGGGGTGAGCCGCGCGCTCATGCTCACGTCGAACGAGCGTCCGGCCATCGACGAGAACGCCGGACAGTTGCACATCATCCCCGACGGCGGCGGCCTCCCGTCGACGGCGCTCAAGGCGGCGGTGGAGGCGAAGGTGTGCGTCGAGCTTCCGAAGACGCTCACGTTCGTGCTCAGCGTCGTCGACCCCGTCTACCTCACGATCGATGTGCAGGCGACGGTGTTCCTCGCGACCGGTCAGACGGCGTCGATCGTCGATGCGCGGATCCGCTCCAACCTCACGGCCCTCTTCGCGCTCGACCTGGCCGACGGCGGCCCGAACCTGGGCGTCGACTTCGGCGCCAACTCCTCCGGTGAGATCGCCTGGTCCGACGTGCACAACGTAGTGCGCGACACGGTCGGCGTGCGAAAGGTCGGCGACGGCCTCGGCGACTTCCTCCTCAACGGCATCCGGTCGGACGTGTCGATCGAGGTGCAGGAGTTCCCGCAGCTCGGCACCGTCACGATCCTGAACGGCGACACCGGGGCGGCGCTCGCGTGACCGTCAGCAATGGCAGCTACGAGACGCAGGCGATCGGCGGCCCGATCGGCGCGGCGGACAAGTGGACCCCCACGGAGGTCTTCACTGCGGAGGAGTACGCGGAGTTCGCTGACAACCCGGGCGGCCCCGATACGTCGGGGCAGGAGTCGTTCGAGGTGGGGTGGTTCCCGCCGTTCGCGCAGACGTTCGTCGCCGACCTCAGCGGCGGACTGTTCGTCGACATCCAGCCCGCGTTCTTCGACGGCGGCACGCAGGTAGACGAGGACTTCGAGAACCTTTGGGGCGACGTCATCCTCCTCGCGCCCGGGCTGCAGGACGCGCAGTTCCTGCCGGACCTCGGGGACGAGGACTTCGAGAAGGCGTGGGACGCGCCCACGGATCTCTTCATCCCGTTTTTCGGCATCTTCGGCGTGCCCAACTCGGGCCTCACCTTCGCGACGTTCGACGGTGCGCCGGAGTCGTTCGAGGACTTCGAGGAGGAGTGGGGCACCATCATCACCTCGCTGCCCGCGCCGACGCTCTCCTTCTTCACCATCGGCCCCGCGTCACTGTTCCAGTACGAGTCGTTCGAGGCGGTGCGCCTCGACCTCGACAACGTGACCGTGACTCCTGGCACCGACCGGGTGAACCGCACCGCGCACCTGCTCGTGCTCGCGTACCCGATCACCTTCCGCAACGAGAGCGGGCGCCTGCCCGACGGCATCCTGCCGGCGACGCAGTACCTCGTCTTCAACGAGACGGCGAACGACCTACAGATCCGCGACGTGCCCGGAGGCACCGCGGTCGACATACTGGACAACGGCTTCGGCTCGCACTTCATCCGCCACGACCCAGCGTCCTGGTGGATCGATGAGGTCGAAGGGGTATAGGAGACGGCATGGCGCAGGCAGAGTGGACAGTGCTCACGGACTCGCTCCCCACCGCCTCGGTGGCTCGCGGCGTCACCTCGGGGATCGTGAAGCCGAACGGCGGAGGGAACTTCGTCTACGGCTTCAACTCGCTCGCGATCGTCAACGGTGCAGTCGGCCTGCATAACAACCAGGTCAACTTCGCGCCGATGGCGAGCGGCGGGAGCGTGCGGGGTGCGGTCAAGCGTGGCGCGTCGGGAGGGACGTCGGGGTTCGCGCCGTTCCTCTTCATCGGCCTGCAGGGGCCGTCGGTCAACGACATCGGCTACCTGCTCGGACTGTCGGACGCGGAGCCGGCGCACATCTCGCTGCGCAAGGGCTCGATCGTCACGGGGCTGCCCGACGGTGGCGCGGTGCCGGCGGTGTCCCCGAACATCCTGATGCGCTCCACCGAGACCTTCGAGAACGAGACCTGGGTGCACCTGCGCCTAGACATGATCGTGCAGGGCACCGGCGACGTGCTGCTTCAGGTGTTCGAGAGCGACCTCGGAGCGAACCCGGTCACCGCCCCGGTGTGGCTCCAGATCGCTGGGATGGAGGGACCGCAGTCGCCGACCATCGACGGCTTCGTAGACGACGCGCTCGGGGTGAACACCGGCTCTGCCCCGCTGACGTCCGGTCGTGCAGGGATGGGGTTCCGCGTGCAGGACGTGACACGGCGCGGGTTCTTCGATCACCTCGAAGTGGCCCGACAGACATGAGGAGGATTCGATGCCCCTGACACCCGCAGTAATCAAGCGTGCGATCGACGCCTCCGGCGACGACATCCGCACCTTTCAGGACGGCGCCGTGGAGGTGCCAGGCCATGCCCTCGTCGGTGACGGCGGGGAGCACATCGGGATCACCGGTGCGCCCGTCATCGTCGCGCCCGGGGCGCTGACGAAGTCGTCGACGGGCGGCGCGCTGGAGGCGACGCACAACGCGAAGAACGCGGCGGGAGTCTTCTTCCGCGTGCGGATGGTGATCGATGGTCCATCGATCGGCGGCGCAGGCACCGCCTACCTCCACGTGTTCGACCTCGCGGCGCCGCCCGGTGGAGGGGAGACGCCGGTGCTTCGATACGGCCTCCCCGTCGACAACCCGGCGACCACCCTCGGCGGCGTGCTCAACGGTGAGATCGAGGTGCCCGAGGGCCTCGCGATGGCGAGCGGGATCCAGGTGGGGATCTCAAGCACCCTCGCAACCTTCACCTCCGGCGGGGCGATCGCCACGTTCGACGTCTTCTTCCTGTAGGGGCATGGCGTGGCCCTCGTTGTCCTCGACTCCGGCGCTCACTCGCTCGCGGCACCGACTGCGCTGTCCCCGTTCTTCCGTGACCGCGGGACGGCGCAGGGGCGGATCCAGCTCGCGAGCGGCGCGTGGGTCTACGAGCTTGGGCATGCGACGCGCGAGGGTGGCTACTTCAACGTCGGCGACTACCACCAGGTCGCGCAGGTCATCGGGACGCCGGACGCGCAGGCGGGCCTCGTGCGGCTCGACGTCGACGTGCTGCTGCCCGAGGCGCTGCCGACGTCGCCCGCGGTGGAGTGGGAGTTCACAGCGCGCCTCAATGGCACCGTCGTCTACACCCGCCGCCTGCGCGCGGAGCCGCGGTCGCTGACGCTGCGCGACATCGCCATCTCCCTCGCCGCATCGTCGCCGCCCGACACCGTCGCGCTGCGCCTTGAGCTGGTGGCCGCCTGATGCCGCTCGGCACATCAGTACAGCTACCCAGCGTCCAGCTCGACCTCGTGCGCGAGGACCTGAACGACGCGACGCAGGGGACCGCGCTCGCGACGCTCTCGGAGCCGTACGCGCTCGCCGACCTCCAGACGCTGTCCGTCGACGTCGACGCCGGCGGTCCGGTCGTCGTGACCTTCAACGCGATCGACTTCGATGACATCGCGGCCGCGACCGCGCTGGAGGTGGCGGCCGTCATCCAGGCGGCGCTCGGGAACCTCACCGCGATCGACGATGGCGGCGCGGTCCGCCTGACCTCCAACGCCTTCGGCTCGGGGTCGAGCATCCAGATCACCGGGGGCACCGGCGCGGCCGCGCTCGCGTTCCCGGTGGGCGCGCAGGCGGGCACGAACGCCTCGCTCATCACGCGCCTGATCAACCGGATCCCGGAGCCGTCCGAGGTCGGGGTTCCGGTCGAGTCGGACGTGGAGGTTGAGGTCCACGACACCGCGGGCACCGGCGGCATCACGGACCTGGAGATTCGGATCGATGGCGTCCTCGCCTACGACCTGAACGGCGGCGGGTTCCAGGTGGGGTTCACCGGATCCGCGACGTCGCCCGACGCGAACACCCTGCGCGTCGTCATCGATCCAGACGTCGACTTCCTCCCAGACGTACTGGTCACCGTGCAGGTCGACACGACCGGGGCGAGCACCGACCTCGTCGCCGCGACCTACACCTTCAACACTGAGGACGTCGTGCGGCCCGTCGTGTCGGGCGCGACCGCGCAGGACAAGACGATCATCCGCGTTGCCTTCGACGAGCCCGTGCTGATGGTGTCGCCGACTGGTGCGGGCGACGCGCTGAACCCGGCCAACTACGTCTTCGTCCGCGGCGCGTCGCCAGCCGTCGACGTGGTGGCGGTGGAGGTGGTGCCGGTCGACGCGAGCACGGTGGACGTTGAGACGGACATCGAGCTGTCCTTCGGCCTCCCCTACACCGTGCAGGTGCTCGCGGTGGAGGACCTGCTCGGGAACGTGATCACCGCGCCGGACAACGACGCCGACTTCGTCTCCCTCACGCCGCCGAGCCCGGAGGGCAGGCGCTTCGAGCTGATCGACTTCATCCCGCAGGTGAACCGGAGCGAGGACACGACCGGCGACCTTCACACCTACATCGCGATCAAGCAGGACGTGGTGAACCTGCTGCTCTGCGAGATCGACCGGTTCACCGACATCCTCGATCCCGACCTCGCGCCGGAGGCGTACCTCGACGCGATGCTCTGCGACCTCGGCAACCCCTTCGCCTTCTCGGCACTGTCGGAGGTCGACAAGCGGCGGCTGCTTCGGATCCTCGTCGACATCTACAAGAGCAAGGGAACGGAGCAGGGGATCATCGACGTGATCCTGTTCTTCGTCGGCGTGCTCGTCACCATCGACGTCTTCAACGGGGAGGGCTGGGAGCTGGCCTCGTCCTCCTCCCCGACCCTGGACGGGCAGGCGCCGCCGGCCGGACCGGGCGACGAGCTGAGCAGCGCGGCCACGGTGCCGGCCGACGCCGCCTCGCTCGGGCCGGGCACGCGCCGCCTGCTCTACTCCTTCATCGTCGTCTCGCCGATCAACCTCACCGAGGAGCAGCGGGACCGGATCAGGCAGATCGTGGACCTGATGAAGCCCGCGCACACGCACCTGATCGGCATCGCGGAGCCGTCCACTGCGCCTGCCCCGTTCGACCACCTTGAGCTTGCCTTCTCGGAGCTGGGAGTCAGCGGTGGTTCGGCGGGGACTTGGACGCTTCACTGAGGTAGGGTAGGAGGGTAGGCCATGCAGCGATTCGACTTCTTCTTCCGGCAGAAGGTCACCGAGGGTGAGCTAGACGCGGCGTTCGACGCGGTGGAGCAGATGGAGTTCAACTCCCATCTCGCTCAGGGCCTCGTCGGTGCGCAGTCGCAGGCCATCGTCACGGAGAACAGCGGCACCCCGAACCTCACGGTGGACATCTCCGGCCCGGCAGAGATCCGTGACCAGCTCGGCCAGCGCGTCGCGTGGACCGCGTCGCAGGACGTCGACTGCTCGGTCGACGAGAACTCGAACAGTACCGCGGTCGGCGCGGCGCCGAACGAGCGGTACCTGAGCATCTTCGCGAAGTTCGCGCGGACGCTCTCCGACCCGCGCCTCGACGGCACCGGCGCGGCGATCAACTTCAACCGGGCGGAGGGCTTCCAGATCAACGTAGTGCAGGGGGCCGAGGCGGCGCTCGGCACCGCGTCGCGACCCGCCACGCGTGCGGATGAGATACTCCTCGCGGACGTGCTGCTCGTGTTCGGGCAGACGCAGATCCTCAACGCGAACATCTCCACGACGCGGAGGCAGTCGGCGTTCGTCACCGTGCTCGGCTCCACGACGATCCGCGCGGGGCAGGCCGAGGACGCGCTGCAGCAGGTGGCGTCGGCCATCGAGGCGGCGGCGGGCGGCGGCGGTCCCTACGTGCAGGTCTCCGACCTCGCGGACGCCACGACCCCCGACGCCGGCACCACGCTCGTCGGTGTCGATGCCCTCGCCGGCACTCCGACGTCGACGGCGCAGGGGACCGTGCAGACGCTCGCCGTCGAGCTGCTCGCCGCGATCAATGCGCGGGTGAGGTCGACGATCCCGATCGGCACGTCACTCACCGTGCCGCTGATCCTCGACGAGCGAGATAACAACCCCGACCCCGCGCTCCTGTTCGAGGGTCCGGCGGGCGTCGTCGGCGGCGAGAAGGTGCGGATCTACTTCGGACAGGCCAGCCCGCGCAGGGGCGTGTGGTTCACGACGAACGCTGCCTGGAACCCGAGCACGAACGTCTGGACTGCCGACGTCGCCGGCGAGTCGAAGGCCATCGTCTTCCTCGACAGCGTGAACGAGATCCAGATGTACCGGCGCGCCGCGGCCGACAACCCGGCCGGGGGCGAGACGTGGGATAACAACCTCGGCGCCGGCGGGTGGCAGGGCGCCTCGGGAGATGGTCAGGTGAACGGGCTGACCGTCGCCCTGCTGACGAACCAGACCCAGCTCGCGCTCGGGGTGAACGACGAGGGCCTCCTGTCCTGCGGCGAGCAGGATCCGCAGCCCGGCGCCGGCCAGGTTCAGCAGCGGGCGCTGTATAGCAAGAACATGCCGAAGGCGTGGGGGTCGCTCACGACGACCGGCGGCGGCGCGGTCACGATCCAGGACGGGTTCCGAATCAATACGACGACGACGATCGTGGGCTCGAACATCTCAGTACGCCTGAGCCCCTCCTTCCCCGACGCGGACTACTGCGTCGTCGCGATGGCGGCCTCGGGCGAGTACCTCCACTGGGCGGTAGACACCAAGCTCGCCGATCGCTTCGAGCTGAAGGCGACGTCGATCCTGACGGATGGCGCGGTCAACCTCTCCAGTGCGATAGCCAACGTCGACTTCGTCCTCTTCTCGAAGGACACCATCTCGACGTAGGCGCCCCCCCCGCGAGGTGACGCGCCCCGCTGCCCAGTGCTACCCTTGACCGCGTGACCAGCGGGGAAGTGGAGCGGACGCGAGATGTGGGAGTTCCTCAGCAGCCTCCTGGAGATGGGCGGCGTGGTCGCCGCGCTCTACGGCCTGACGCTGATCGGGATCGCCATCGCCGGGAGGGTCATCTGGAACTCGTACGGCAAGGTGCTCACCCAGCTCGCGACGGTGCAGACGGACCAGGAGAAGAAGCGGGGCGAGCTGCGCCTCGCCTTCGAGGTCGAGCGCCGTGAGCTGCGCGAGCAGCACGCCGCCGAGCTTGCCCGCCTGCGGGGCGAGCATGCGGCGGAGCTGCTCGCCGTCGCCGATCAGCGGCGCGTGGAGGCGGACAGGTTCGGCGCACGACTCGACGCGGTGCGCGACCACCACACGGCGCAGATGGTGGGGCTCGTCGAGAAGAGCACGCGGCACATCGAGCGGATCGATCAGACGGTCGGCAAGCTGTCCGCTGGACTGGACGTACTGATTCGCTTCGGCGAGGGGAGTGGACGATGACGGGACACGAGATGCAGGCGGCGGACACGCTCGACGAGGACGAGGACGACCGCGAGCCCACGCAGGTCACCCGGGTCCTCGCCGACTTCGAGGCGTGCGTGGACCGGTCACGCGAGACGATGGTGCAGGCGGACGCGGTGAGCGCACGTGCCCTTCGCCTCGTGAAGCGGAAGAGGGACACGCCGTCGCACGTGTTCGCCGCGGTGCGCGAGAGCGTGCGGCCGAAGACCCAGGATGGCTGACGGGGACTCCGAGGCCCCGCCGGGAGCGTCGGAGTATCCGCCGTCGCGTCGGTCGCGTCGGTCGCGACTCTATGACGAGGGCACTGGCAAGCTCGACGTGAAGAGGATCGCCGCCTGGGTCGGCGGCGCCGCCGCGCTCCTCGCCGCCGCCGGCGCCCTCGGCTCGCAGGCGGAGGGGTTCGTCAAGTGGTGGCTGGAGATCGACACGCTGGAGGAGTCGGTGACCGACTGCCACTCGCGGATCGACAGCGTCGACGAGGAGCTGCGCCCCGCCGACCCGCCGCCCGATCCGAACCTCCGCCTCGACACGGCGCTTCCGATCATCAGCGACTCGCTGCGCGAGCATCGCGCGGACATCCGCGGCCTGCGCATGGCGACCACGAAGCTCTCGACGATCCACGAGTACGGGCTCGACGGGATGCAGGCCCGGACGGCGGCGCGTGAGGCGGCGGCCGCGGTCGACGTGGACGCGGAGGCGGCGCCGGTCGCCGCACGCCCCCCTGTGCGCCCCGATGGTGCGCGGGTCCGACGTCCGGCCGGCGGTGGCGCCGGCGTGGCGGACAGGGGCACTGGGGCGGACGATCCGCTCGGCGCGCTCGACGGCCTGTAGTACCCTCCCCGGGCACACGACCGAGCCAGGGGAGGCCCGCATGCTGTCCGACGCCGAGACGAAGACCGCCATCGACTACAACCGTGGCCGCGGCTACGACCGCGCGGAGGTCAGGCAGATCCAGGAGGTGACGGGCTCCACGCCGGACGGCGAGTGGGGTCCGCGAACCATGCG